GCAGGTGGAGCAGCAGGTGGAGCAGCAGGTGGAGCAGCAGGTGGAGCAGCAGGTGGAGCAGCAGGTGGAGCTCCCGCTGCAAAAACGAAAGCACCAACATCTACCTTTGGAAAATTATCTGCAGCCGCAAATAGCGGAGAAGAGCAACCAGCAGGAGCAGCACCAGCAGGAGCAGCACCAGCAGCAAGTGGTGCACCGGCAGCTAAGCCAGCAGCTAAATCAGGCGCAGCGCCTGCTGAACTAGCGCCTAATCCAAAAGCAGATACCGCGTATGCACAGGCACAAAAAGCAATTGCTAGTTTACCGCCTGAACAGAAAAAAGAAATTGTGACAATGTTGCAGGCCGATCCTAAAGTTAAAGCAGCAATGACTGCTAAGCCAAAAACGAAACCGGCGGCACCTGCTAAAACTCCAGCTGCCGATCCAGGTGCCGGAGCAATGGGTGCTATGGCAGGACAACTAGCCAAAGGTGGAGCAGAAGAACCAAACACAATGGCTAATGCTCCGGTGAGCAAAACAAATAAGGCCAAGCCAGGCAATCCAAATGCAGCACCAGCGGCAGATACAACAACGCCCGCAGCAGATCCTACTGCTGCAACAAAACCAAAAAGAGCTCCAAGGACTAAAGCGCCAGTAGCTACTCCAGGTGCTGAACCAACAGCTACCAAGAAGAAAGGTAGTAAGAAACCGGCAGCACCTAGTCAAGCAGAAATTGATGCTGACCGTGAACGGATCATGGGAGTGACTAGTGATAGTATTATTAGAACTAAACCAATGATGGCTGAAAGTTTTAGTTTATTTAGAAAGCGTTAACAAACAAAAAGGACTCCTAGGAGTCCTTTTTTATTAGAAGAACGGTAATCCGCTTTTCTTAGTAGTTTCTAAATTGTCTTTAATTATGTCTCCGACAATTTGTCTTTCTTCGTAGCTAAGAGTCATTGCTTCTTCGTAGCTCATTCCTCTCATGTACCAACAAATTTTTAATGCATCTTTTTTAATTGCCAGCGCCTCTTTCTCTAACGACTTAACATATTCTAGGATCTCAGTCTGAGGAAGGATTAAGACCCTACTGCGAAAAAATTTGTTTGATCCATACTGACTTCAACACTCCATTCATTTTCACATTCTGTACATTTAACATCTTGTGCCTTGAGTGACATTTTGTCTTTCATCTCAGTGACGTAATCATTGATAGAATTAAACACATCACTTGGTGAATTTTCAATAAATTCTTTAATAGTTGTAGGATCAGTCACTTCGCCTTCTGGACTAACAATTTTTGTGATACATCCTGAAATTACATCAACAGTTAAGTTGGTTAATTTTACAAAACTTTCTCCAAACTTCTCAACTTTGTCTTCATCAGACATCGTTTCGTCATTAACAATTGAAAATATTTTTTGTTGTTCAAGAGTTTTAATTGCAGTCTTGCTGACTTCTTTATAAGTGTAGGGTCTAATGTGTACTTGCAATGGCGGTACTTCAAGAGTTCCGTCGTATGTGACACTGCTGATTCTATCAAGATACTCAACAAGATTTAAAGAAAACTCATTGAAATGTCTACATTTTGGACAGGTAGCATTAATATCCATTGACTCACCGTAAGAAGCAATCCTGATAGCAATCAATATTGCATCAAGATCTAAACTGGGCATGGCCCAAGGATCTTTAATTGCAGGAACACAACTCTTGATTACTTCAACAGTGGCTTGACCGTTCATTAACGCATCTGGAGTTTTAAACATTAACTCATCTTTAGCAGTCATTGCATAAACTGGATATTCGTCAATTTCACTTATATCAAGTGCGCCTTCTGGATAAAATCTTCCGTGACTAGGAAGTCTTACATACATTTTTGGTTGCCTAAAATAATTGGCAAGAGGATTAACTTTTTTAACAGGTTGTTGCATTGTTTGATCTGACATTTTTATCTCCGATAAATACTTTATCTACTCATATATTTATATGCGCAGTTTTCAAGGTCTAAACTAAATGGCAGAAGTTACTGGCGATCTCGGCGGACAACCGATACAATTAAACAATGCGGCTACTGAAGTCACACTTAAGCAGATTTTGGCTGCAATGTTGGCACAGGTCCAACTTCAGAGTAAAAATACTAAATCTGATACAAAACTTCAAAAAGAACTTGAGAAAGAACTAGAACGTCTAGCTAAAGCTTCTAAGAAACAACGAGAAGAAATTGACAAAGACACTGAAGCTACTAAGAAATCTACAAAGGCCAAAGAAGACGAAGCCGCCCAGGCTAATAAGTCCAAAGAGCTAGCTAAAGAAGGTGCCAAGCAAGTCGATAATTTTGCTAACGGCATAATGGGGGCAACAAAATCAGCATTAGGTCTTGCTTCAGGCATGACCAATTTAATAAGCACCTTAGCCAAGACTGGAAATAGTTTAGAAGGCGCTGCCGGCGCAATGAATTCAATACCAGTCGTTGGCGGAGTACTAGCTGGAGTTTTTGGAGCAGTTGCAGCGGCAGCAGAAAAAACCTACGAATCATTTAAACAATCAGCTAGCGTTGGCGCAAACTTTGGTGGTAGTATAAATGCCATGGTTAGTTCAGCATCCGCTGCTGGATTAACGTTTGAACAGTTTTCTGGAATGATTGCCAAGCAGGGACAGAATCTAGCACTACTTGGCGGATCAACTGAAGAGGGTGCAAAACGTCTTGCGCAGTTAGGAAAACAAATTAAAGGTAGTCCAATTGCTGCGGAACTGAATAGATTGGGCTACAGCACAGAAGCTATCAACGAAGGCATGGCATCCTATGCTGGACAGTTGGCCAAAACAGGTGCTCTGCAGGGAATGACCAATGCTCAGTTAGTTGCTGGTACTGGTGCCTATCTAAGAGATCTAGATTCACTAACCAAGTTAACCGGTAAAAATAAAAAAGAAATTGAAGACGAACGAAATGCTAGATTAAAAGATGCTCAGTTCCGATTTATCATGAGCAAGATGGATGTTGATAGTCAAAAGAATTTGCAAAATCTAATGGATTCAATTCCAGCTGAGCATCAAGAAGGCATGAAAGAAATTATTGCTACTGGTACAGCAACATCGGAGGCTGGAAAAAAAGCTCTAGCATTCTTACCTGATAGTGCCAAAAACATGATGAGTCTTAATCAACAGATTCGAACTACAGGTAAAATGGGCGCTGATCAAGCAGCACAAATTAATTCAGCATATCAACGAGAAGTAAAAGCGTTTACACAATCAGGCGTTGCTGAAAACATGGCGCTGTACGGCGACGAGGCAAGTAAAAAATTCTTTGTAGGAGCAGCAGACGCAGCAGCTAGGTCAAAAGACCTTGCTCAAGTTCAAGCAGAAGCTAAAAAGACTGCTGAAGAAACTGCAAAAAAAGGAACTGATGGGTTAGATCCAGCAGCAATGGAAGCAATGAAAACTAAAATTGCTGAGACCAGTAATGCATTTAGCATGATCCTAGCAAATAGCGGACTGTTAAATGAGTTAATGAAAGCATTTCAGATGTTGACTGATTTTACAATGACTGTTGTAGTTCCAGCGTTTAAATGGTTATCGGATAATTTCACTGCGGTAGCTATTGGTGTTGGCGCAGCAATTGCAGTATTTGGAGTTTTAAAAGCTATAATTTTTGCTGCCACAGTTGCAGAATCATTAAAAACAATTGCAACGACTGCGGCATTAGCACCATTAGCAGCCTTTACCATGCAGTTATTTGCTGCATCATTGCCTTTTATTAAAGTAATTGCAGTAATTACAGCAGTGGTAGCAGTTGGATGGCTACTATACAAAGGATTCCAATGGATAGCTGATAAAGTTCAAGAATCAGGATGGACCTTTAGTGATGTGTTTGAAGCTATTGGTGATAACATAAAAAGATTTGCTATTAACTATGTTGACATTTGGTTATCAATAGCAGAAAAAATTGCCAAGTTCTTTGGCGGTGGTGATAAAATTACCGCCATGCGCGAAGGGTTAAAATTAGAAAAAGAAGAACTGGATGCTAAAGAAAAAGCTAGAGATCAAAGACGAGAGCAGCAAGGCGACGCATATAAACGAGAAAAAGCTGCTAAACTTGCTGAAGAAGAAAAATTAAAAGCAGCAAAAGAAAGTACCGCAACTACTAAAGAAAGTACTGAAGCTAAGAAAAAAGAAACAGAAGCAGTGGCTGCTGCAACACCGGCAGCTGCAAATACTGTACCTGGTGTTAATTTATCAAGCCCGCAGGCCATGTACGACAGCATGGTAAAACGCCAACAATCAGGTGCTACTGCTACAACTACTCAACCAGGTGCTGCTTCTACTGCTCCTGTTACCGGTGCAGCAACTCCGCCTCCTATGAATCAAGATCAAGCCAAAAATATGGAATTGATCAAAGCAGCCCTACAAAAACAAGGTATTACTGATCCTAAATATATTGCAGCCACTCTAGGCAACGTTATGAAAGAAACTGGAGGCAAGAGTCAGTCGGAAAACTTAAATTATGGTAAGACTGATAATACTCGAATTAGAAGTATATTTGGTAAACGTGCCGCTGGCAAGACTGATGCAGAGTTAGATGCAATCAAAAAAGACCCACAACAGATGGGTGAGATGATGTATGGTAAAGATACCAAGATAGGTCTTCAAATGGGCAACAACGAGCCAGGGGATGGATTCAAATATCGTGGTAGAGGATTTATTCAACTCACAGGTAAAAGTAATTATTCCGCAGCTTCAAAGGCTATCTACGGTGATGACAGATTAGTTAAAAATCCCGACCTGGTAAATGATCCAGCAGTTGCAGCTGAAGTTAGTGCATGGTACATGAAGAAAGGACAGGCTGGCATGGCCAAGTCAATGGGTATTGATACAAAGAACATGACCCAGGCAGATGCAAATGCATTGGCAACTAGTCAAATTGCTGGTACTGATGTTAGAAAAGCTGGCGGGTATCTGGGTGGCGAGAATCTAAGCAAAGTGAATGCCTATGCCGGCCAAATGGCAGGAGTTGCCGGAGCTCCTACTTCTAGTGCCGCTCAAACAGCACTTGCTCAATCTAACATACCAACCACAGCAGCAGTCCAAACAGCAGTGACTCCAACCACAGCAGCAGTCCAAACAGCAGTGACTCCAACGCCGCCCGCAGGAGCAACTACACAACAAGCAGAAGCTGCCAGACAACAAGCCGCTGCAACTGATCCAAGAAGAACCGATCGTCCTCAAACTGCCGTAGCCGGTGCCCGCCAAGAAACACCGGAAAGCCTACTTGCTAGCTTAAATACTAAGATGGATCAATTGATTACTATAAATCGTTCATTAAAAGATACCAATGAACGTCAGTTAACAAGATTAGGAAACATAGCCCAAAGTGGTGACTTATATGCAGCCGCTTAAAGGAAAATAAAGAATGAGTTGGAAAAAATATTTTACACCAGTCAAGCTAGATGGACAAATGGGATCATCTAGTCCAATTTCTGGTGGCGGTCGTCCAGGTCCAGCAAGAGCCAACTATTCAAGTTATCTTCCGGATGTTTATGCAGGTACACCCAATCGTATTGAACGTTATATGCAGTATGACACCATGGATATGGATTCGGAAGTCAACGCTGCCTTAGACATCCTTGCAGAGTTCTGCACTCAAAAAGACAAAGAAAATTCTACGCCGTTCCAAACTTTCTACAGAGGCAATCCTACTTCAACTGAAGTTAAATTGATCAAAGAAAGTCTTCAGAAGTGGGCCAAACAACAACAATTTGAAACTAGAATTTTTCGCATAGTTAGAAACGCTTTCAAGTACGGTGACGTATTTTTCATACGTGATCCCGAAACTAAAAAATGGTTGTTTGTTGATGCAGCCAAAGTGACCAAAATTATTGTCAATGAAAGTGAAGGAAAAATTCCCGAACAATATGTTGTTAAAGACATTAACTTTAATTTTAAAAATTTAATTGCAGTCACACCGCATAGTACAACAAATACCAGTCCTAGCGGAACATCCACAAGTTATTCAGGTGGAAGTCAAGGTAGGGGTATGGTTGGCAATGTTAGCCAACCTCCGGGAACAAGATTTCATAATCAGTCAAATGAAGTCACAGTTGATGCAAAAAATGTAGTGCATATCAGTCTAAGCGAAGGCCTAGATGTAAACTACCCGTTTGGTAATAGTCTACTTGAATCAGTGTTTAAAGTCTACAAGCAGAAAGAATTGCTTGAAGATGCTATCATTATCTATCGTGTACAACGTGCTCCTGAGCGCCGTATATTCTATATTGACGTGGGTAATATGCCAGCACACATGGCCATGAGTTTTGTTGAACGTGTCAAAAACGAAATTCAACAAAGACGTATTCCTTCATCAACTGGCGGCGGCAACAGCGTCATTGATGCCAGCTATAATCCGCTGAGTGCTTCAGAAGACTATTTCTTTCCACAGACCGCTGAAGGACGTGGATCAAAAGTTGACACACTGGCAGGCGGTACTAATCTAGGCGAAATTACAGACTTACGTTTCTTTACTAATAAACTGTTCCGGGCTTTGCGAATACCTGCTGCTTACTTGCCAACAGGTATTGAAGAAGCTTCAAACACAGTTGCAGACGGTAAAGTAGGCACAGCCTACATTCAAGAACTGCGTTTTAACAAATATTGCGAACGATTACAAGACAGTATTGTAGGAACTTTTGACTTGGAATTCAAGTTATGGATGGAATCAAATGGAGTTAATATTGATCCAGGCCTGTTTGAATTAAAGTTTAATCCTCCACAAAATTTTGCGGCCTATCGTCAAAGTGAATTAGACACTGCCCGTGCTGCCACATTTGCACAGCTACAAGAAATTCCACATCTTAGCAAACGCTTTGCTATGAAACGCTTCTTGGGCATGACTCAAGAAGAGATTACAGAAAACGAACGTATGTGGAGAGAAGAGCAAGGCGGAAATCTAAAACCAGTGCTAGATGCTGCCGGACAAATGCGTTCTGTAGGAATTACTCCCGCAGGAACTCAAGCAGATATGGCAGGCCAAACAGCAGAAGCACCAGCAGAAGCGCCAGTAGATACGGGTGCAGAAGGCGAAGCAGCGCCAACAGAACAACCGGCTCAGTGATAAATATCATATGCTCCTACTAGAATTCCTTTATTTTAATGACAACAACAACGACTTTGCAGTTGATCGTCGCTACGAAAATAACAAAGACAGCTCTGTACTTAAAAGAAGTGATACTAGAAAGACTCGCCTTACACTAAGACAAATTAATAGACTGCGTATGCAAGCAGAAGCTCACGACTACGAGCGTGATTCGGAGTTAGAATTTGTTAGACAAATGTACGGAGCACCAGCAGGTGAAGCAGAGCAACCAGCAGAATAATACTGGATTTGTTCTAGGCAACGGAACCAGCAGAACAAGTTTAAATCACAATACTTTACTAGATAAAGGCATAGTTTATGCCTGCAACGCTATCTATAGAGAATTCGAACCACACTATCTAATAGCAGTTGATGTAAAAATGGTCAACGAAATTGTTGCATCTGGCTATCATAAAACACATGCTGTATGGACCAATCCCAACAAAGGAATCAGTACCAAACATCATTTAAACATGTTTAGTCCACATAAAGGTTGGAGTTCGGGCCCCACAGCATTATGGCATGCCTCCTCCCAAGGCCACAAAGAAATCTATATTTTTGGATTTGATTATCAAGGATTGGAAGGCAAGTTTAACAATGTGTATGCAGACACCTACAACTATAAAAAAAGCAACGATGCGGCAACATTTCACGGAAACTGGCTAAGTCAAACTGAAAGAACTATAAAAGATTTTAAAAATATTCAATTTTATAGAGTGATTAATCCCGGTGATTTTGTTCCTGATCAACTAGGGATACAGTTAAAAAATCTAAAACATCTAACCTACGAAGAGTTCGATAAAAAGTTTCCGGGCTGTACTTATACAGCAGAAAACGTTCAAAAAACTACCATTTAACACCTAATTGTAATCATACTGTTAAATAAAAGCACAGCCTAACCATCTTGAAGGAGAACATATTATGGCAGAAAAATCACTACTTGAGCAGATGCTCGAGCGCTTGGTCAACGACGATCAAGCCAAAGCAGAAGAATTATTCCACGAGTACGTAGTAGCAAAATCTCGTGAGATCTATGAAAATCTAATCGAAGCTGAAATAGCTGACGATGAAGAGGAAGATAAAGAAAAAGAAGTTGACGAAGCAGCTAAAGACGAAGATGCTGAAGAAGAAAAAGTTGACGAAGAATTTGAAGACATTGCCTATGAAGGTGATGACGAAATGGCTCCAATGGGCGGTGATCCGACAGACGACCTGGAAGGTGAAATGGGTCCCGAAGAAGACGGCGACCTAGCTGATGAATCCGAAGAAGAATTATTTCAAGACCTAGACAGCATTGTAGACGAACTACAAGCACGTTTTGACAAGCTAGGCGGCGGTGAAGAAGCCGGCGCAGACATGGGCGACGAAATGGGCGACGATGAAATGAAAGATGATTTTGATCTAGCCACAGTACGTGAGTATGTTGAAAAAGTTGCGCCAGCCAAAATGGGCGACAACGGTGCAAACACTAAATCTATCGTAGCTGGTAAGAATGATATGGGCGGTACAACTGCTAATATTCTAGGCAGCAAAGAAGAAGCTCCGTCATTTGCAGGTGCTGGTGGTACAATTAAAGGTTCTGCACTAAACGGTCAGAAACCAAAAGAAGAAAATTTCGGCAATATCAATGTTCCAGGCGGTAAGGCAGGTGGTGCTTTCTCTAAGAAAGAGCCAGGTCATGGTGCAGAGAAGAAAGGCGAAGCTGAAGGTAAATTCAGCGGAGCAGGTGGATCTTCCGGTTCAGTTGATAAAGCAAGTCTTTTCCGTGGTCGTAGATAATAGGACGTAATGGTGAAAACTAATCTCAGTGAACAATTGAGTTTTGACCAGGCAAAGATTGTCTTGGAGAGCGAGGGCGAGGGCGATAAAAAATCGCTGCATCTGAACGGTATCTGCATTCAAGGAGATATACGTAATCAGAATCAGCGAATTTATTCTTCTCAAGAAATTGGCAAGGCTGTCAAAACGCTCAACGAACAGATCTCTGGTGGATATTCTGTTTGCGGAGAGTTAGATCATCCTCAGGATTTAAAAATCAATCTAGATCGTGTTAGTCATATGATTACCAAGATGTGGATGGATGGTCCTAACGGCTACGGAAAACTTAAAATAATCCCAACTCCAATGGGTCAATTAGTACAGACCATGTTGGAGTCGGGAGTTAAGTTGGGTGTATCATCTAGAGGATCCGGCGAAGTAGATGGCAGCGGTAATGTTCAAGGATTTGAAATTATTACTGTTGACATCGTAGCGCAACCAAGCGCCCCGGGAGCTTACCCAACTCCAGTTTACGAACATCTAATGAATACGTTAGGTGGTAATAAGGCATTCAAAATAGCACAAGAAGTCAAAGGCGACCCAAAGGCACAGAAATACATAGCAGAGAGTCTGGTGAAGATCATCAGAGGTCTCAAATAACAGTAGGAGAATCACATGCTAGATTTCGTTAAACAGTTGTTTGAAAACAATGTGATTTCCGAAGAACTTAAATCGGAAATTGAATTAGCTTGGCAAAGCAGAATTCAAGAAAATCGTGACCAAGTCACTGCCACACTACGTGAAGAATTTGCACAAAAGTATGAGCACGACAAGTCCGCAATGGTTGAAGCAGTAGAAACAATGTTAGCAGATCGCCTACAGGCAGAGCTATCAGAGTTGGCTGAAGACCGTCAGGGACTCATCGAAGCCCGTGCCAAGTATGCACAAAAAATGAAATCAGATGCCACAGCAATGGAAGCATTTGTATTGAATAATTTGCGCAAAGAACTTGCAGAATTACACGAAGATCGTAAGGCAGTTGCTAACAACGTTGGTAATTTAGAATCTTTTATCGTGGATGCACTAGCGAAAGAAATCGCAGAATTCCACTCAGA